GCGCTCGCCGCCAATGCCGTGCTGCTCTCCTATTTCGAGCGCTTCGGCAAATTCCCATCCGACCAGGATCGTCTCTGGCAGCTCGATCCGTTCGAACGGCTCGACCTGATCGGCGACATCGAGCTGAAGCTCGGCGCGGCGTTCCGCGATGCCGACATCGAATTCCTCGAGGACGCCGACGATCTCGTTCACCGCGCCGCGCTGGTGCTGATGAGGGCGCGCCGATGACCAGCCCCTTTGAACGTCACGGCATTGAGCATCTCTCCGCCTCTTCGCTCAACCTCTGGGCCGCGCAGCCGGCGCTGTGGATCATGGAGCGGCTGCTTGGCCGGCGAACGCCGCCCGGCATCACCGCGGCGCGCGGCAAGGCGGTCGAGCACGGAGTTCACCTCGGGCTCACGAATCCCCGCCTCTCGATCGACGAATGCATTGAAGGCGCCGAGCGCGAGTTCATCCGGCAAACGGCGCTCAGCACCGATCCGCGCCGCGAAGACGAGCGCAAGAAGCTTGCGGGCTGGGTCCGCGGCGCGCTTTCCGAACTCAAGCAATACGGCACGCCGGACGGCTATCAGGAGAAGATCGAAGTCCGCCTCGACGACGTGGCCGTTCCGCTGATCGGCTACATCGATTGGCGCTTTTCCGATCATGGCCTGATCGTCGATCTCAAGACGACGGAGCGATTCCCGTCACAGATCGGCGATGCGCACGGGCGGCAAGGCGCCGTCTACGCATCCGCGCACGGCAATTTCGGGATGCGCTTCGCCTACGCGAAACCCGCGCCGGGCAAGACCGACAAGCGCCAGGTCACGGTCTACGAGATGTCGGGCGATGACATCGGCCGCCATCTGTCGGCGCTGCGCACGATCGCGCTCTCGCTTAGCCGCTTTCTCGCGATCTCGAACGATGCACGCGAGCTCGCCGGCCTGATCGTCCCCGACTTCGATGCCTTCTGGTGGTCCGAGCCGTCCACGCGCGCCGCGGGCCGGGAAGTCTTCGGCTTCTGAATCAACCTTCAACGCGAAAGGAGAAACGCAATGGGTCTCAACATCGGTGGTTCCGGCACGATCAAGCCTTACGTCAAATACAATGCGAAAGCCGACAAGTGGTTCGTCCGTTCGCCGGAAGGCGGCGATCAGGAAATCACGCGCCCGACCTTCCTACTCGATCTCAAGAACATCCGAACCGGCTGGCTTCGCTTCCGCGAAGGACAAGCGCCGGAGCGCTTGATCGATCCGTCGCTCGATCGTGCGGCGCCGAGCCCCGGCGAGGATTTCAAGCGCGGGTTTGTGGTGGCCGCCTACAGCCCAAAATTCTTCGGCGGCGCGGTCGAGTTCTCGTCCGCATCAATTCATCTGTCGAATGCGATCCGCGAGCTCTACGCCACCTTCGAGGAACAGAGCGCCAAGGCCGAGAACCGCAGCAAGGTGCCCGTCGTGTCGTGCTCCGGCTCTGAGCCGATGAAGGACAAGTACGGCACCAACTATCGGCCGAAGCTCGACATCGTGAAGTGGGTCGATCGTCCCGACGATCTGCCGGATGAGAGTCCGGTTGACGAAGCCGATGTTTGGAAGGGCGCTGCGCCGGCGGCGAAGCCTGCCCAGCACGTGCCGCCTCCCGCCGCGAAGCCCGCGGCGGAGCCGCTCGCCGAACCCCTGTTCTGATCGAAAGCGCCGGCGAGCTTCGGCTCGCCGGCCGCTCCGCGTGCGCCCACAATGGAAGCTTCGAACGTCCAGCCCATGATCGAGCCCGACCGCGAGCAGATGCGCCGTCATGTGGCCCATCTGTTCGAAGGCTTTCTCGATGGCTGCCACGAAGGACGGATAGAGCTTGCCTGGACGGACGGCCGCGACGGGCGGCTACGCCACGCTGCGATCTTCGGCACCGACCAGCTCGATGAATTGGTCGAACGCGCGCTCGCGGAGAATCGCAGACCGGGGCAGAACGTCTATATCGGCCAGGCGCTTCGCAAGCCTGACATTCCGCCGTTCGGGCGCTGCAAGGACGAAGACTTCCTCGCGCTCACCACCTTCTATGTCGATATAGACGACGACACGACCGCAACTGCGGTCACGAGCTATCGGCATCGCGGTTGCCCGCCCACGGGCGTGGTGGTCACGGGTCGCCAGCCGCATATGCGCGCCCAGATGCTGTGGCGACTCAATCGGCCCGAGCGCGACCCACACGCCTGCCGCATTCAGAACCTCGCGCTTGCGGAAGCGCTCGGCGGCGACACCACGGTGGTGAATCCGAGTCGCGTCATGCGGCTTGGCGGCTCGATCGCCTGGCCGGTCAAGGAAGGCCGCGTCATCGAGCGAACGGATTTCATGACGTTCGATGACGGCCGGCCGAAAGCGTATCTGCCTGAGCAGATCGCCAAGGCATTTCCGCCGACTCAAGCGCCGCTCAGGCCTGAGCGCGGAGCGCCGGTTGATGTGAGCGCGGAAGCCGCCGAAGCGCCTCGCCACTCACATGCATCTCTGCAAATCGGCTCAACGCAAGTCTCCGTCGAAGCCTGCCTTGCGCGGGTCCGTGCCGGCGATCACTGGCACGACAATCTCGTTCGCCTCACGGGCCACTGGATTGCCCGCGGCTGGTCTGACGCGGAAATCCTCACCGCGGCGGAAGCGCTGACGCTTCCCGGCTACACGATCGCGCAGACCCGTCGCGAGATTGGCTCGATGATCGCCGGCGGGCGCCGGAAGTGGGGCATCGAGAACCCTGAACATGCCGTCGATGACAAGCCCGCACCCGGCATCGATCTCCTGCAATGGACGGCGGACCGATACGCCGGCGAAGCACGTCCAATAAGCTGGCTCTGCCGCGGCACGATCCCGCTCGGCGTGGCGGCGCTGATCGCCGCCATGGGCGGCCTCGGCAAAAGCTATCTCGCCCTCGATCTTGCGCTTCAAATCGCCGCCGGCGTCGCGGGGCTCGAACAGCCGCGCAAGATTCTCGGGGGCCGGATCGCGATCGAAGGCACCGCGGTAGTGATCACGGCCGAGGACAGCTTCGATGCCGTGCACCGGCGGCTCAACCGCATTGATCCCGAGGCGCGCCGGTTGCGCCGTCCGAAGCGGCTGATCGTATTGCCGCTGCCGGACGCCGGCGGGCCGCGCCCTTTGATCGCCACCAACGGCAAGGCCCTCGCGCGCACGCCCTTCTTCGATGACCTCAAACGCCAGCTCATGCAATTGCCGGAGCTGCGGCTCGTCGTGATCGACCCGTTGCAGGCTTTCGTCCTGGCGGACGTGAACGCCGATCCCGCCGCGGCGCAGTTCCTGTGGTCAGCAATGGCCGAGCTCGCCACCGCGACCGGCGCCACGATCCTGCTCACGCATCACATGCGCAAAGACGGCATGCTCCGCATCGCCGACGGCGATGATGCGCGCGAGGCGATCCGCGGCACCACGGCGCTCGTTGACGGCGCGCGGCTCGCATACACGCTTTGGAAATTCGACGACGAGGCTGCGCGACCGATCTGCAATACGCTCCAGATCCCGTTCGAGCGCGGGCGCATCGTCCGTGGCGCGGTCGTCAAGGCAAACGACGAAGCCGACTATAACGCCCACACCTACACGCGCGAGGACAGCGGGCTGCTGGTCCAGCTCGAGACGGAACCCGGCGCCGGCGCCGAGCCCGAGTTCACGATGGCGCAGGCGCGTGAGGTGCTGAAGGAAATCCAGCGGCGCTTCGACGACGGCACGCCGTTCTCCCATTCGCCGCGCGGCGGCGCGCGCTACCTCGGCCACTACCTCGTCCAGCACGCGAGGATGGCCCGCAAGGCCGCAGACAAGCTCGTCGCCGACTGGCTCACCAACGGCGTCGTCACGATCGGTGTGAGCGACCGCAAGGCGAAACTGAACGGGCTGAGGGTCGCGCAATGGCTTTGAAAGGGCGGCGGAGACAGCGGAGACACCCTTCCTAAATCACTGATTTTGCTTGGCGGAGAAGAAGGCGGAGACGCGGAGACACCATGCATAACTCATTGAAAACAAAGCGGCGACAGGCGGGAAGAAATATCCCCCATACCCCCTGCGCGCGTCGCCGCCGGTGCGCGGCGGCTCGCGCGCCATGGCTCAGGCTGGCGCCATGAGGCGCGCGACGCGAGCCTTGAGTCCGATCGCCGATGCGATGGCGCCCTCGACGTATCGCATTCAGGCGATGGTCGATGGCCTCGACCAGGTGGCGCTCGCGATGGAACGCAAGTGGGGCGTCGGTCGCCTTCGGCTGCTCGTCTCGGATTTCCTCCGCGCGAAATTCGACGAACAGAAGGATCGGCTCGATGCGGCCCTGCGCTCGGGCGAAGAACGCTTCGTCGCCGCGCAAGTCGAAGGGATGCGGCGCGCCTGGGATGCGCTTGACCGCGCCGCGCACGAAGCCGGGGCGAAGCCGCTCGCGCCGCAGGTCTGGGAATGTGTCCTCCCTTCGACCGGCGAAATCATCTCGCTCGTTCGCAGTGAAGACGAAGCCCACCACGTTGCGCGCGAAGGCCGCGTGTTCACCACGGCCGAGATCGCGATCCTGATCGAGGCGCTCGGCGAGGACGTTCTCACCGTCAAGCAGAAATTCCCCGGCGCCGCCGTCACCGGCATTCGTCGCAAAGCGCCGATCGATTGGTCGCGCGGAGATGAAATCCCGTTCTGAAGTTTGGAGGACCCATGCTCGCCGTTGCCCTTGCCGAACCAATTCAAACGCCGCCGGCGCCGCGTGTCGCCACGCTTCCGCCGCGTGCCATCCTCGCGCTCGATCTCGGCTCGCGCTGCGGCTGGGCGGTGCTGCCCCGCTCGGGCCGCATCGCTTCCGGCGTGAGCGAGTTCAGGCCCGGCCGCTTCGAAGGCGCCGGCATGGCGTTCCTCCGATTCGAGCGGTTTCTGGCCGACGCGACGAATGCCTCGGGGCCGTTCGGTGTCGTGGTGTTCGAAGAGGTTCGCGCGCATGCCGGCACACTCGCCGCGCAGGTTTACGGCGGTTTCCTCGCCCATCTCACCGCGTGGTGCGAGAGGCATGCGGTGCCCTATCTCGGCGTGCCGGTCGCAACCATCAAGCGCCATGCTACCGGCAAGGGAAACGCATCGAAAGACGACGTGATCAAGGCCGTGCGCGCCCGCGGCCATGCGCCGAAGGACGACAACGAGGCCGATGCGCTCGCCATCCTCGATTGGGCGATCTCCAACGGGATCGGAACATGACCATGGGCAGGGCAGAATTCTTCGACGAGCTCGCCGATGTCCTCACCGATCGCGAAGACCAATACGGCGCTCCCGCCAAGCTGTTCGACGAGATCGCGCGCATCTGGACGGTGATCTTGAGCTTCCAAGTCGAACCCGAGCAGGTCGCCTTGTGCATGATAGGCGTGAAGCTCGCGCGGCTCAGCCACAACTGGTCGCACGCCGATAGCATCAAAGATGTCGCCGGCTATGCGGCCATCCTCTCCCAACTGGTCAGCGAGGCCCGCGCGAGATGAAATACACGCCCAAGGACATCGAGGAACGATTCGAAGAGGCAGCGTCAACGCTCCGCCGCCTGCCCGACACCCGTGTGCCAGGCTACTTCAGCACATGGCCACCGATGATCCGAGCCGCCGTCGAAGCCTACGGCTACGATCCTGCGCGGATGCCGCGGATCGCGCCTACGCCGCAGGCGATCAGCCGCATGGAGGAGACATTCACGTGGCTCACGTGGCTTGAACCCGACGACGCCCGGATCGTGTGGCTGCGGGCCGAGGGCGTTCGCTGGAAGCCGATCTGCTGGCGCGTTGGCCTATCGCGCGCCGTAGCATGGCGGCGGTGGGTTGCGTCGCTGATCACCATCGCAAACCGGCTCAATTCCAAGTACTTCGCGGGCGTCAAGAAGGGCCGCAAGAAAGGCGTGACCGCAACCATCGACGAAGCACGTCGCGAAGGCCTGCTTTAGTCAGCGTATAAACCGCAAAACACGTCGAACTTTTGGCTTCAACAATGAAACGCTTTTCGGCATGTTTGCTGGCATGATCGCGGGACGCGCGCCCGCCCATCCCCGCCGGCATTAGGTTCTTCTCACCGCCGAGCGTATGCGGGCGGCAAAGGCCCGATCGAAATCTAGCGACAGGCACGAATTCCGGTTGCGCACCTTGGGTGCGCACCTTCGGGTGCGCGGTGCGCACAAGCGCCGGCGCAACGGAGAAATCGCTTGCAAATCGAGACGCGGCCGATCGAGCGGCTGATCCCCTATGTTCGCAACGCGCGGACCCATTCGGAGGAGCAGATCGCGCAGATCGCCGCATCGATTGCCGAATTCGGTTTCGTAAACCCCGTGCTGATCGGCGCTGACGATGTGATCGTGGCCGGCCATGGCCGCGTGCTCGCGGCGAAGCGCCTCGGTCTCACGGAAGTGCCGGTGATCGTGCTCGATCACCTGAGCGAAGCGCAGCGCCGCGCGCTCATCATCGCCGACAACCGGATCGCGGAGAACGCCGGCTGGGACGAGGCGATGCTTCGCGCCGAACTCGCCGCGCTTCGCGAGGATGAATTCGATTTGGATGTGCTCGGCTTCAGCGACGCCGACCTGCTGCGCATCCTTGATTCAATCGACGGCGCCACGCTAGGGGGCAAGGACGCCGACGAGACCGGCTCTCCTCCCGCCGGATCGTCGGCGTCCGAGCCGTCCGCCACCTTGGCCGAGCGGTTCGGGATTCCGCCATTCAGCGTGCTCGATGCCCGCAAGGGCTGGTGGCAGGATCGCAAGCGAGCCTGGATCGACCTCGGTATCCGCTCCGAACTTGGGCGCGGCGCGGCTCCCGGCGGCAGCCCACGCCCGCTTGATCGCGAGCGGATCGCAAAGGCGGCAGCGCCGGGCGGTTCACCCTTGCCGGCCGCCGATTATTCCAAATCAAAGGCCCGCGGCGACGGGCGCGGCCGGCAATTGCAATGACGAATCTCACCTTCGCCAAGGGTGTTCGCGACGCCGAGGATCTCGATCCGGTTTCGCAAGCGATCCTCGAGGTCGGATCGGGCACATCGATCTTCGATCCGGTGATTTGCGAGATCGCCTATCGCTGGTTCTGTCCGCCGAATGGCACCGTGCTCGATCCGTTTGCCGGCGGTTCGGTGCGCGGCGTCATCGCCTCCCGGCTCGGGCGCCGCTATATCGGCATTGAGCTCCGCTCCGAGCAGGTGGCCGCCAACATCGCGCAGCTTAATCTTGCGGGCGATCCGACGCCCGAATGGCGGCAAGGCGATGCGCGCCAGATCGCGCGGCTCGCAGCCGACATCGAAGCCGATCTGATCTTCTCGTGTCCGCCTTATTGGAATCTTGAACGCTATTCGGACGATCCGGCCGATCTCTCGAACATGGGCCGCGAGGATTTCTTCGCAGCCTATGGCGCGATCATCCGCGATGCGGTCGCCCGGCTTCGCAACGATCGCTTTGCGGTCTGGGTGATCGGCGATGTTCGTGACGAGGACGGCTGCTACGTGAACCTGCCAGGCCGGACGGTCGAGGCATTCGAGGCGGCCGGCGCGCGATTCTACAATGACGCGATCCTTGTGACGGCGGTCGGCTCGTTGCCGGTGCGTGTCGGGCGGCAATTCGAGGTCTCGCGCAAGCTCGGGCGCACGCATCAAAACGTGATGGTGTTCGTGAAGGGCGATCCGCGCAAAGCGACCGAAGCCTGCGGCCCGGTCGAGTTCGGCGAGATCGCGCAAGGAGACGAACTTGACGCAGGGTAGCGCATTGGCAGCGCGCGCGGCTCATACCCGCGAGGCAGCCGGTTCGATTCCGGCCCCTGCAACCAGTCCTGCCGTCGTCGAGCATGGCGGCGTACTCGTCGTTCGGGACGATCTCTATCCGGGCGGAACGAAGGCGCGCTTCATCGGTGCGTTCTTTCGCGGCGCCGGGGAAGCAGTCTATGCCAGCCCCGCGGAAGGCGGTGCGCAGACGGCGCTTGCAACCGTTGCCCGCCAGCTCGGCAAGCGGGCGACAATCTTCGTTGCCCAGCGTATCCGCCCGCACCCGCGCACGCTCGAAGCGGCGCGGCTCGGCGCGAAGATCGTGAGCGTCCAGCCGGGATATCTCTCGGTCGTTCAGGCGCGCGCCCGCGAGTATTGCGAGCGAACCGGCGCAGCGCTCGTGCCGTTCGGCGTCGATGTGGAATTTGCAGTCGAGGCGATTGCTTGTGCTGCGGCCTCGCTTCGCATCGAGCCGGATGAAGTCTGGTGCGCGGCGGGTTCGGGCGTTCTTGCCCGCGGTCTCGCTAAGGCTTGGCCGAACGCACGCCGGCATGTGGTGCAGGTCGGGCGTGCCTTGAACGCCGCCGACGTGGCAGGCGCGACAATCCACGACTATCCGCTTCCGTTCGGCCGAGAGGCGCGCATTCGCCCGCCATTTCCGTCCGACCCGCACTATGACGCGAAAGCCTGGGAGCGATGCGCGGCCCGGAAGGGTCCGGGCCGCGTCCTCTTCTGGAATGTTGCCGGGCCGGCGCGGCCCTAACTCAGGCGGCTTGCCGGCGCGCCTCAAGTGCGATGATGCAAAGATCGCGGTAGCGCGCGATGGCTTTCGGGCTTGAACTGACCGGGTTGATCTCGAAGGCACGCAGCCCCTTGATGTCGCCGGACTTAGCGAGTTCGACTACGCTCGCAAGCTTGTTGCGGAAACGCTTGTGCGTCTCGGCACTGAAGTCAGGCGGCTCGGGAAGCTTGCCCTCGCGCGCGGCGGCCTCGATCGCGGCGCGCTTGCCCTGCGGGCGCTGCTTGCCGGCCGGCTGCGGCTCTCGCGATGCATCGGGAGTAAGCTTCGCATCGCGCGGGTCGGCGTGCTTCGAGTGCTGCTTAAGGCGCCACGTGAAGCCTTCCTTCGCCTTCACGATGTCGATCTCGTCGAGATCGTGACCGGCCGCCTCGGCGGCACGCTGCGCATTGAATTTCTTGGCATAGGTCTTCATCGAACCCTCCTTGCTCTCGGTTGGAATGTGGTCGGTGACGAGCGCCGAGCGGCCCTCGGCGTCGATGGCGTAGATCAGGGCGCGGCGCCCATAGGGGTGTTCGGCTTCAAGGCTCGGCGCGGCATCGTTCCGCGCTTCGCTCAAGGTTCGCGCGGAAGCGTGTGCGTATTTGCCTCGGCCAATGAAGAGCGCGATGTCGAACCGGATCGCATTGGCGATAATCGCGGCATCGCGCTCGGTCGGCGGATGAACTTTCGGCATTGATTGCCCTCCGTTTGACACGAGCACTCAGGCTCGACCGGCGAAGGAGAGCAACTGCTAAGTCACTGGTTTTCTGAGCATATCGGGAGCGCTGGAGCAGCATGGGTCTGTCCCGCAGGGCTTATGCGCGCCACCGCGGCGTAGCCGAGAACGCCGTCCGGAAAGCGATCGCCTCGGGCCGGATCACGCTCGAAGCCGACGGAACCATCGATCCCGAAAAGGCGGACCGCGATTGGGCCTCCCGCACCGATCCTTCGCAGCAACGCGGCGTGCACGCGCAGCGGACCGACAATGCCGCTGCCGATTCCGGCAAAGCAGTCCCGCGCGCCGCGATCGATGTCGTTCGGAAGGCGCTGCGCGATTCCGGCACGAAGCCGGAAGGCGATGTGACCTTCCTCCGCGCGCGCACCGCTAACGAAGTCATCAAGGCGCAGGAACGGAGCGTCCGCCTCGCAAAGATCAAGGGTGAGCTCGTCGATCGGGCGCGCGCGGTCGCGACCGTGTTCGGCCTCGCGCGCCGCGAACGCGACGCCTGGGTGCAATGGCCGGCGCGCGTCGCCGCGCTGATGGCCAACGAGCTGCACGTCGATCCGCACGCCATGGAAACGGTGCTTGATAAGCATGTTCGCAGGCACCTCGCCGACCTCTCCGAAATCCGGGTCGAACTCCGGTGAAGGCTTTGAAGGCGAAGCTGACATCATCCGCGCCTGGGCGCGCGGCCTCGCACCCGACCCATCGCTGACGGTTTCGGAATGGGCGGACCGGTATCGAATTCTCTCGTCTCGCGCATCCTCCGAAGCGGGGCGCTATCGCACCGACCGCACGCCCTACATGCGCGACATCATGGATGCTCTGTCGCCGTCTCATCCGGCGCGGCGGATCGTGTTCATGTCCGGCGCACAGCTCGGCAAAACCGAAGCCGGCAATAATTGGATCGGTTACTGCATCCATCAGGTGCCCGGACCGTTTCTTGCGGTCCAGCCGACAACGGAATTGGCAAAGCGGCTTTCGCAGCAGCGGATCGAGCCGCTGATCGAGGAAAGCCCCGAGCTGCGCGAGATCGTGATGCCGGCCCGCGCCCGCGATTCCGGCAACACGGTCCTCGCCAAGCGATTTGCCGGCGGACAGCTCGTGCTTACCGGCGCGAACAGCGCGGTCGGCCTTCGCTCGATGCCGGCGCGCTGGCTCTTCCTCGACGAAGTGGACGCCTATCCGGGCGATGTCGAAGGCGAAGGCGATCCCGTCGCCTTGGCCGAAGCGCGGACGCGGACATTCGGACACCGCCGGAAGGTCTTCATGGTCTCGACGCCGACGATCAAGGGATTGTCGCGCATCGAGCGCGAATTCGAAGCGACGGACCAGAGACGCTATTTCGTTCCGTGCCCGCATTGCAGTCACATGCGATGGCTTCGCTTCGAGCGCCTGCGCTGGGAGAAGGGCCAGCCGGAAACGGCCGAGTACGTTTGCGAGAACTGCGAGCGCGGCATTGCAGAACATCACAAGACGGCAATGCTCGCTTCAGGCGAATGGCGCGCGACCGCGGAATGCTCCGATCCGCATGTGATCGGCTTTCATATCTCAGGGCTCTATTCACCGGTCGGCTGGCTTTCCTGGGAGCAAATCGCCCGTGAGTGGGAAGCCGCGCAGGGCAACGACGCGGCGCTCAAGGCCGCCAAAAACACGCTCCTTGGCGAGTCATGGCAGGAGCGAAGCGAAGCGCCGGACTGGAAGCGGCTCTATGAGCGCGAGAAGGATCATGCGCTGCGGACCGTGCCGTTCGGCGCCCTCGTGCTCACGGCCGGCGCCGACATCCAGCATGATCGCATCGAGATCGATGTGTGGGCGTGGGGCCGCGGCCTCGAAAGCTGGCTCGTCGATCACATCGTTATCGACGGCGATACGTCGCGCGCGACGGTCTGGGATGACCTGACTCGGCTCCTTGCCGCCGAATGGAAACATGCAGGCGGCGCGCCGATGCGGATCGCACGGCTTGCGATCGATTCCGGCGACGGCCGTTCGACATCGCAGGTCTATGCCTGGGTGCGCAAATTCGGCGCGGGCGTCGCCGCCGCTATCAAGGGCGTTGACGGCTTCGATCGATCCTCGCCGGTGGACGGCCCGACCTTCGTCGATGCGACGGAGGACGGACGCAAAATCCGGCGCGGTGTCCGGCTATGGAAGGTTTCGGTCGCGGTGTTCAAATCCGAGACCTATCGCTTTCTTCGGCTCGAGCGGCCGATGGCCGAGGAGCTCGCGGAAGGCATCGCTTTCCCCGACGGCTTCATTCATTTGCCCGCGGGAATCTCGGCCGAATGGGTCAAGCAGCTCACCGCCGAGCAACTGGTCACGGTTCGTGACCGGCGCGGCTTCACGAAACTTGAATGGCGGCAGATGCGGGAGCGCAACGAGGCCCTCGATTGCCGGGTCTATGCGCGCGCCGCCGCCTGGATGCTCGGCATCGATCGCTGGGCGGATGCGAAGTGGAAGTCGCTTGAGCAGCAAGTGGCGGCCGATCGCGCGCCCGAACAAATGGCCGGCGAGGTGCGGCTCCGAGCAGCACCAACCGAGAAGCGCAAATCGAACTGGCTCAGTGGCCGCGAAAGTGGATGGTTCCGATGACATGGACGCAAGCCGAACTCGATGCGCTGAAAGCCGCTTATGCGAGCGGGACCACGCGCGCCACCTATGAGGGAAAGACGGTCGAATACGATTCCGAGGCCGCGCTCCTGCGGCGCATCCAGATCATCGAGGGCGTGATCAACGCTGCCGCGGGAACGGCGCGGCCGATTGCTGGCTTTGCCTCGTTCGGCCGCGGCGACAAATGAGCGCGCAGATTTCGGCGACGAGGCTTGACCGCGCGATTGCCGCCATTGCCCCGCGCCTTGCAATCAAGCGCCTCGTCGCACGCCAGGCGTTCGAGAACATGGCGCGGCGCGCCTACGATGGCGCTGCCGGCGGGCGGCGAACGGACGGCTGGCGCGCGACCGGATCGTCGGCCGACGCCGAAATTGCCTCGGCCGGCGCGATCCTGCGCAACCGCATGCGCGACCTCGTGCGCAACAATCCACATGCCGCCAAGGCGGTAAGCGCCTGGGTGAGCAACATCGTCGGCGACGGGATCACCCCGCGCGCGAAGACCGGCAATCCGACCCTGGACCGCAGGATCAATGACCTGTTCGCCGAATGGTCGAAGGTCTGCGACGCCGACGGGCGCTGCGATTTCAACGGGCTGACCACGCTTGCGGTGCGTGAGATGGTCGAAGCGGGCGACGTGTTCGCGCGCCGGCGCATGCGCCGCGTTGAGGATGGCTTGCCCGTTCCGCTGCAAATTCAATTGAACGAGGCGGATCACCTGGATGAATCGAAGATCGACGGGCGGCCGG